AGCTTGAATAAGTGTTTTCAGTATTGGCTTTGTCAAATGTCTTAATACTAGCCACACTCACAATAGGCTGGCATGGTAGGTTAATAACCCCATAGCCACTTAAAACCGTGCCAATATGAGCGGGTGACAATTCAAAACGCTGTAGAGACTGCCGATGATTATGGCGGTTTTTCTGTTGCTTGGACATCTATTGGAACATATTGGGCTTTTGCTAAACCCACTAGCGGGCGTGAGCTATACGCCGCCGATAAAAAAGACAGTCGGGTTACGCACAAAGTTTTGATTAGATATGTGGCTGCATTAAAAGAAACCGATGTAGCGGCTAAACACAGGTTGTTAATGGACGGCCTATACTATACAATTGATTATGTAGAAAACTTGGGTAAAGATTTAAAAGAATATGGCCGTGACTTTCAACGCTTGCATTGCATACAAAATGGGGCTGAGAATGAATAGTAAGGAAGTCATTTTAAGCATGAAAGCGGCTGAAAAGCAAATATTGCGCCAGTTTGATGCGCAGTTATTTAAGGCAGGGCTAGTTATTGAAACCACCGCTAAAGATAGAATACAAGGCGGCGGTCGTTCGGGTGAGGTTTATACTAGGCGTTCAGTATCACATCAAGCGTCGGCATCTGGTGAATACCCTAAAACAGACACAGGCGCATTGGTTAGAAACATATTCACCGAGCGTCAATCGGCATATAATTACATTGTTGGGTCAAAAGGCGCAGGCGCACCACATGGACGTTATCTAGAGTTTGGCACGCTTAATATGCGCCCACGACCTTGGTTAAGTCGGGCAGCTGGTGAAAGTATGCAAAAAATAAAAGTATTATTTAAGGGGCTTGTTAAATGAAAGCACTCATAAAAGGTATTGTAACCCGCCTTAAAGCTGTTTCAGGCGTGACTAGCAAAGTAGGGCAGCGCATTTATTTAGATGTGCCACAGGGGGATAGTTTTCCTTTTTTAAGCATAGATATACAAGGCCAAGAGGCCGACACTAAAACCACCAACGCTGCTATGTATCGTGTAGCGGTAAATGTGTGGGATAGGTCAAAAACGATTGTTGATGCAATAGATATAATGGCGGCAGTTAAAGCTGCATTGCACCGACAAGAGAGCAATATCACTATGGACAATAACACCTTAGTTATGATAGACTTAGTGACAGAGAATTGCTTTAAAGATGCTGATGGCACAACGTGGCATGGTATAATTGAGTTCAACGCTTATGTAGATTATGGAGTATAGACATGGCAGCACAAAAAGGTCGCGAGTTACTATTAAAAATTCGCACAGCAACTGGCCCCGACGTTTTCACAACCGTGGCTGGTTTGCGCACAACTTCACTTCAAATGAATGAAGAAACTGTAGATGTAACCAACAAAGACAGCAACGGCTTCCGCACTTTGCTAGATGGCAAAATTGTTCAAAGCATGAGCTTGTCGGCTGAGGGTGTATATCAAGACGATTCAACTTTTGCTAAATTGCGCACAGTGTTTTTAGCTGGCACAAATGAAGAGTATCAGTTAGTTTTGCCAGGTGCAAGCGCAGGCGCAGCAGGCACTTTTGAGGGTGCTTTTCGCATTACCTCTTTAGAAACTACAGGCGATTACAATAATGAAGTTGGTTTTAGCGTATCGCTAGAGTCAAGCGGCGAAATTGCCTTTACTGATTTAACCTAAGGTTAGACTATGTTAGCCCCCGAAGTAAAAATTGATATTGCAGGCCGTGAGCGTATTATGCGCCCACGCATTAAGGCAATCATGGATATTGAATCCGACTTGGGGGCTAATAGCGTTATGATTGTAAATAGAGTCATGCAAGGCGATATTGGCGCAAAAGATGTTTTAACTATCATTTACCATGGTTTGAATGGTGGTGTGGATAGACTAGAAAAGGCCGATATTGAGGTTGAGTTAGAGCAAAAAGGCATAATGCACTTTATGCCATATGTTAGCAAGTTTTTGGAGGCGCATCTTGTAGGGCAACCTGTGGGAAAGCCGCAGTCAAAACAACGCCGTTAAACGAGCCTACACCTTGGCATGATTTTTTTGGTTGTGCGGTTGGATTGATAAAGATTTCACCTAGCGACTTTTACAACATGACCATGAGTGAGTTTTGGGCTTGCTTTAATGTTTATAGTAAGAGCAAAGGTTACAGCGAGCCGTTGGATAAAGGCAAGTTGTTTGATTTAATGGATAAATACGGCGCACCAAGTGGAAGTATAAAGAATGGCAAAACTTGAAGATTTAGTTATTCAATTACGAGGTGATGTCAGCAACTTGCAGGCCGCTTTGGGCAAGGCAGAAACTAGCGTCAATAAGTTTTCTGGCAATGTTGAAACTAAAACCAATAAAATAGCAGGGCATTTTAGAAACCTTGGCGGCATAGTAAGTGCTTATTTTGGTGTGCAAGTTGTGCAATCAATCGGCCAAGCTGGTATGCAAATGGAAGCCCTGCAAGCTAAAATGGAGGCCGCCGTTGGTAGCGTTCAATTAGCGGGTGAAGCCATAGCATTTATTAGGGCTGAAAGCGAGCGTTTGGGTTTATCATTTGTAGTGGCTGGTGATAGTTTCGCTGGCTTTGCTGCAAGTGCTATGCGTGCTGGTTTAACTTTTGCCGAAACCAAAGCTATTTTTACAGGTGTTGCGGAAGCTGCAACGGCCATGAAGTTAAGTGTAGCAGACCAAGGGCTTGTGTTTAAAGCCTTAGAACAAATGGTTTCTAAAGGCACTGTAAGCATGGAAGAGCTTAGAGGCCAGCTTGGTGAGAGGTTGCCAGGTGCGGTGCAGATATTTGCACAAGCAATGGGTGTGTCAAGTGCCGAGTTCATGAAGATGGTTGAAAATGGTGAGGTTGGCACAGACGCTATTAAAAAGTTTGGGGCAGCTTTAAGCCAAGAGTTCGGGCAAAATGCCGTTAGTGCCGCACAAAGCGCACAAGCGGAAGTTAATCGCTTTAAAAATGCTTTAAATGAGTTATATGTGACCTTTGCAAATAGCGGTGGGTTGAAGTTATTTGTGGCATTACTTGATATATTAAAAGATTCAATTAGAGGCACGCAAATATTATTTTTGCGGATAAATGAACAAATTGATATTTTTGCTTTTAAGTTAAGTAAAACTTGGGATAGTTTATATAATGGCATAGCTAAGGTTAATAATTTGCTTGGAGGCACTATGGTTGCTAAACCAAAGATTTCTCCAGAAGATTATAACAAGTTAAGAAAAGCTATTGAAGATACTTATGATGCCGAAGCTAGAGGTATAGCAAACGGCACGGCAAAACGAAAAGAAGCATCTAGTGCTTTGGAAGAGTATAAGCGTCAAACTGCCGCTATGGCGGACGCTATTTCTGGTAAAGGCAAAGAACAAGGTGGCGGCACAGAAAAGCCAAAAGTAACAAAAACCCTTGAAGACGATGTGCCAAAAGCTGCTAAAAAAGCGGCGGATGCTGTTAAGAAAGTAAATGAAGAGACTATTAAAAGCTTAGACAGTTTGAATAGTGCGGCCTTGGGCAGCATTAGAACATTTGACGATTTAAAAAATGTAGCCATGAACGCTCTTGGTGAAATTGCAGTAGAATGGGGCAAAACATTATTTAGCGGTAGTTCAAATGGTGGTAAGAGTTCAGGCGGCGGTATTCTAAACAGTATTTTTAGCAGCATTGGTTCAAATATTGGTAGTTTATTTGGCCGTGCGGCTGGTGGTTCTGTTAGCCCTAACACGCCTTATATGGTTGGTGAGCGTGGAGCTGAATTGTTTGTGCCAAATGTCGGTGGGCAGATTATGAACGCTAATCAGTTATCAGGTGGCGGCCAAAGCATTGTGGTTAATCAATCAATCAATTTATCTACAGGCGTTAGCCAAACAGTTCGGGCGGAATTATTGCAGGCATTGCCACAAATTAACCAAATGACCAAGGCAAGCGTTTTAGAGGCAATTAACAATGGCGGCAGCATGAGCCGTGCGGTGGGGCGGAGAACATGACAATTTTAAGCATACCTACAGGCATACAAATACGCTCAAGCAGCTTTGGCCTTAAATACAATACACAACGCTTCACAAGCCCATTAAATGGCTTTACGCAGCGTCTTAATTTGCCTGGGGCTAAGTGGTTTGCAAGTTACACTTTGGCATCTAGCAAGCGAGCTAATATCGCTGAGGTGCAAGCGTTTTTAGCAAAGTTAAGAGGCGGGGCTAATTCGTTCTATGGTTATGACCCCGACGGCAAAGTGTTATTGGGCGCAGGCGGTGGCACACCTTTGGTTAAGGGGGCAAGCCAAACAGGTAGCACCTTGTTAATTGACGGCGCAACGGCTGGGGTTACAAATTGGCTTAAAATGGGTGACTATTTCGAGGTTAATGGTGAGTATAAAATGGTTACAGCCAATATTAACACTAATGGAAGCGGTGAGGCCACAATAACTTTCGAGCCGCCATTGCGTAACAGCCCTGCCGATAATGCGGCGGTTAACATCACAACGCCACGTTGCCAAATGATGTTGATTGAAGATGACGCTTGCCAATGGGCAGCTAACTATGCTGGGGTTTATGAAATATCATTTAGCGGTGTTGAGGTGCTATCTTGAGAAGTATAACCACCGACGCTAAAAACGCTTCTACAGCCGCAAGTTTAACGGCTGTTATTATGTGCGAGCTAGACTTTTCTAGTGGCTTTGTGCGGGCGCATACTGGCGTTGGTGACTTGGTTTATGACGGCAACACTTATTTAGGCGTGGGCGCTTTTGGTGGCATTGACGGCATAGGTGAAAATAGCGATTTATCGGTGGATAAAATCAAGGTAACTTTAAGCGGTGTTGAAGCTGCTAATGTGGCTATTGCTTTAACTGAATACTATCAAGGCCGTTCGGCGCAATTCTGGTTTGCTTTTCTTGATGATAATATGGCGTTAATTGCTGACCCTGTGTTAATATTCAAAGGCCGCATGGACACTATGGCTTTACAAATTGGGCAACAGTCAAAGATTGATTTAACCATTATTAACAGGCTGGCTGATTGGTCAAAACCAAATGAGCGCAGATATAACGACGCTGACCAACAAAGGGCATATGCTGGTGACAAGTTTTTTGAGTTTTCAGAAAAACAAGTAGAAAAAACTTTATATTGGGGGCGTAAAGCGAATGCGTAAAGCTGGCTGGGAAGTTATCCTAAACAACCACATTAAACTAGCCTTTGAGAAACCCTTTAAATGGGGTGAGCATGATTGCGCTTTGTGGATGGGTAAAGTAGTGCGTGATATATCGGGCATAGACACAGTTAGCCAATTTGAGGGTTTATATAGCACAAAAACAAAAGCTTATGAATTGCTTAAACCATATGGCGGCATATTGGGATTATTAGATAACCATCCCGATTTAATACCAGTTGATGTTAAAATGGCACAAAGGGGCGATATTGTTTATGAGGCAAAATCAAAAGCGGTTGGTATTTGTGTTGGGGCAAAATGTGCATTTATTACTCAAGGTGGGTTGGTATTTTTAGAGATGTTTGAAATTAAAAAAGCATGGGGGGTTAGATAATGCCTCCAGTAGTTGCAATTGCCGCCGCCGCCGTTGGCTCGGCTATTGGTGCAGGCGCTTTAGCGTCTATGACATTATTTAGCATTGCGGGTTTTTCTGTAACCGTTGGCACGGTTGTGGGCAGCTTTGCATCTTTAGCGATTAACACGCTTGGCTCTAAATTGTTTAGCAAAAAATCTAAGGGCGCAGCGATTAGCGATAGCTGGGGCGGCGTTCAACAAGTAATTAGGTCGGCAGTTGAATCGCATAAAATAATTTATGGCCGTTCAAGAGTTTCAGGGCAATTAACCTACTTTTTGACAACTGAGGGCGATGACGAAAAACCAAACGATGTGCTGCATATGGTTGTAACTTTGGCGGGGCATGAAGTTGAAGATATTGAACAGATTTATTTTAATGAAACCCTTGTAAATCTTGACACAGACGGCTTTTCTTATGAAGCCCCATATATTGAAACTTCAACAGGGCAAGTAAAAACACAATACCAGTCTATTGCTCAAGTTGATGGGGCAGGACAAACAGGCAACACACTTAACATTGAAAATACCTCAAGCACAGTTTCAATTGCGCTTAATAAGAATTGGGGCATTTCTTACTTGGTAGGCACTCAAGAGTATGTTTACCGCATTAAAAACAATGTAACTATTGCGCCAAACTCAACAGGTGTTATTGAATTAGCTGATTTTATTGGCAACTCCAAAAACCTTGTGGTTAGCCCTGCCGATAACGCTGTATTAAAATTTTATGATACTTACAAGCCTTTGGTTAAAATTAACAAGCACTTGGGCAGCGATAGCCAAACTTATGACACAGATTTAGCGGCAGTTAGCCCACAATGGACATCTGCCCATAGAGGCCGTGGCCTTGCTTATATCTATGTGCGGTTAAATTATTCTGACACGGCTTTTAGCGATGGTGTGCCACAAATTAGATGCGTGATTAAGGGCAAAAAACTATATGACCCACGCACCGCTACAACAGTTTACAGCACAAATGCGGCTTTAGTAGCTAGGGATTATCTAACTTCAGTATATGGGTTTAAGTGTTCAACGGCTGAAATTAACGATACGCAAATTATAGCGGCGGCCAATGTTTGTGACGAATCAGTTTTATTAGCGGACGGTTCAAGCCAAAAACGCTATGAAATCAACGGTATATTAGACACCGCATCTTTGCCGATTGATAACCTTAACCAAATCATGGCCTCTATGGCTGGTATTGCTACCTATTCACAAGGAAAGTTTGATATTTACCCCGCCAGCTATGACACCCCCACAGTTACCATTGACGAATCTTGGTTGCGGTCAGAATTAAGCGTGCAAGCTAGACCAAATAGGCAAGATATATTTAACGCTGTTAAAGGGGTTTATATCAACCCTACAACATGGCAACCGACTGACTTTCCAGCCGTTTCAAACGCTACTTATAAGGCGCAAGATAACGACGAAGAGATTTGGCAAGAAATTGAATATGGCTTGGTTAATGACCAAACAGCCTGCCAAAGGTTAGCTAAAATTATTCTTGAGAAAAGCCGACAAGGTATTATTGTAACTATGCCGTGTAATCTTAAAGCCTTGCAGCTTAAAGTTGGCGATGTGGTCATGGTTAATAATGCCATTATGGGTTGGGCTTCTAAGCCATTCCGTGTGCTTAACTGGGGCTTAAATGGTGATGGCGGCATTGATTTAATCATGCAGGAAGATTCAGCCGAAAGTTACGACTGGAACGCTGGGGAAGCCACAACATATGACACAGCCCCCGATACTAACTTGCCTAGCCCTTTTGATGTTTACCCGCCCGATAACATTGTGGTAACTGAAGAGTTGTTTGAGCAAGTGGGTGTTGGTGTGCAAAGCCGTGCCATAGTCACTTGGGACGCGCCACAGAATAGTGCTTATACAGTTGGCTATGATGTTGAGTATAAACTCACAACGACCGATGTGTGGCAGCCTGCGGGGCGTGTTAGCACACTTACAGCTACTGTATTTGGTATTGCGCAAGGGATATATGATTTTAGAGTTAGAACGGCTAACAGCTTGGGCGGTTTATCGGCTTGGGCTTATGTGAATAAGGAGATGTCAGGTTTAACTGCCCCCCCTGCCGATATAACAGGATTTAGCTTGAATGTTATTGAAGGCACGGCGCACTTAACTTGGAATCAATCAACCGATTTAGATGTTAAGGTTGGCGGTGCTGTTAAGATACGCTGGACGCACTTAACCACAGGGCAACAATGGGCTAATGCTTTGGATATGGGTAACGCTTTATCGGGTATTGCTACATCAGCCGCATTGCCATTATTAAGCGGCACTTATTTAATTAAAGCGGTGGATAGTTCGGGCGTTGAAAGCGTTAGTGCCGCTATGATTGAAACCGATTATCCTAACATTTATAATCTTAACTTTTTGCTTGACGATGTGCAAAATCCTGCATTTTCAGGCACTAAAACAAATATGCTGGTAATTGACGGCAACTTAACTCTAGACGGTGCTTTGTTGTTTGACGATGCCACAGGTGACTTTGACGATGCTGAGGGTGAATTTGATTTAGGCGATAATACAGGCGTTATAACAAGCGGCAGTTATCAATTCGCAGGCTATATTGACCAAGGCGCTATTTATCGGGCAAGGGTGCAGATTGAAACGGACTTTGAAAGCTATAAATTATCTAACCTGTTTGATTCAACCTTGGGTAACTTTGACGATAGCCTAGGCTTGTTTGACGGTGAAGATTTAAGCGGCGCAACAATTACGCCATATATTCGCACAACTAACGATGACCCAACTGGTAGCCCCACATGGAGCGATTGGCGGCCTTTTGTGATAGGCGATTATAACGCTAGGGCGTTTCAGTTTAAGATTGAAGTAACCGCCCCTGATGCCTTTACAAGCGTTAATATAAGCACCTTAAAAGCAACAGTTGATGTTCCTGATAGATTTGAAAGCGGTGAAGATGTGTTAGTGCCTATTGGTGGCATAACCATAACATTTAGCAAGCCATTTTTTGCCGTGCCAAATATCGGCATAACTATTCAAGATGTTGACCACCCGACTGACCACTATGTGATTAGCAATAGAACGGTTAATGGTTTTGACATTGAAACGTTTCATGGTAGTTCAAGTGAAGAACACACTATTGACTGGATTGCAAAAGCATATTAGAATACAACAACATAAGAGGTTAAAATGAGCACACATGATTATATAATTGCAAACCAGACTTTCCCCGCTACTAGAGCCGATATTAACGATGCTTTGGCGGCTATTGTAAGCAATAATTCAAACGCTACAGCCCCTGCTACGACTTACGGTAATATGTGGTGGTATGACACAACCGCCAATATGCTTAAAATCCGCAATAACGGCAACAGCTCATGGATTGATGTAGGTTACTTTGACCAAACAAATGGCAAGTTTGTGGCAAGAGTTACCGAAACTACAGCAAAAACAACAGCTTATACAGTTGTTTTAACTGACCGCAACAAAACTATTTTAGCCGATGCTACAAGTGTGGCATTTACTGTGACATTGCCAACGGCTGCAAGTGCTGGTGATGGATTTGTGATTACAGTTAAAAAGACTGATAGCAGCGCAAATGCTGTAACTATTGACGCAAACGGCAGCGAAACCATTGACGGCGCTTTAACGCAAAGCTTGGCTGGGCAATACGATAATATCACGCTTATTAGCAACGGCACAGCTTGGTTTATGCTTGGCAAGACATATGGTGTATTCACATCAAGTGCGGCTGGCTTAACACCTGCAAGTGGTGGTGGTACAAATAAATTTTTAAGAGCTGATGGAACATTTCAAGAGGTGCTCACAAAGCCTGCATTAATCACTCCTTCTGGGTCATCAATTGATATAACAGGAATCCCTAGTGGTGTGAATACAATCATATTAGGAATTGATAACCTTTCAACAAATGGAACAAGCGGTATTATTTTGCAGTTGGGAGATAGTGGAGGCATAGAAACTAGTGGTTATGCTTCCGCTACAGGAACAGGAACAACTTATGCTGCTTTATTTACAGGTATTCAATTAACTCCAACAACTATTGCAGCAACCAATTCACGAACAGGGCATGTTTTTTTGACAAAATTTCCTGGGGTAGATGCATGGACTATTAGCGGAAATTTGGCTGAATGGTCAAACACAACAACGTCAAATTTTGCTGGCGGTAAATTATTAAGCGGTGTCCTTGACAGATTGAGAATTACAACCCTAGGCGGCGCAAATACTTTTGATAGCGGTTCACTTTATATTATATATGGGTATTAAAATGTTTAGAATTGAATACGACTTAGAAACAGGCGAAACCATCACAATTTCATTAACCAAAGAGGAATTAGCAGCTATTGAAGCTAACAAGCCAACCCTTGAGCAACGCAATGCTGCTATTAAAGCACAGCGCATAGCCGCCTTTGCTGACCTTATGACTGGCAGTGACGGTATGTTTATCAAGGCTATGGCTACAGGTGATGCTAAGGATTTACTAGCCGCTACTGAACGCCGACAAGCGATTATTGACAGCTTGCCATACGAGGTTAAATAGTGGCCGATACCTACAACGCACTAGCTGACCAAGGCGCAACATGGAAGCGCACTATTACATGGAAGGATAATGCAGGGGCTGCTATTAACCTTACAGGCTTTACCGCGCGCATGGAATTAAAACGCAATAAAAGCGATGAGCAAGAGGTTTTAACTTTAACTAGCACAAGCGGTATTGTTTTAGGTGGCGCGGCTGGCACAATAGCAATCACTATCACGGCTGACCAAGCTATTGAATTAAGCGGGGAGTATTTTTACGACTTGCGCCTAGTTAATGGCTCGGAAGTCACCTATTTAATGCAGGGCGTTATCAATTTTGATGCGCCAAAGGTGACAACATGATAACAGTTGAGCAAGTCAATAACATTGTTGATGTAAACGAAACCAACAACACGATTACAATTCAATCGGTGGGAGTGCAAGGCGTTAAGGGCGATACTGGGGCAACAGGTGCAAAGGGTGATAAAGGCGACACTGGCGCAACTGGAGCTACTGGTGAGGCTGGAACGAATGGCACAAACGGAACTAATGGTGTTGGCGTTCCTGCTGGTGGCACGAATGGCCAAGTGTTGGCTAAAATAAACGCAACAGATTATAACACGCAATGGGTTACGCCAAGCGGTGGTGGTGCAAGTGACCCCTTAGTTTTAACTGGTAATGCCACTTCACCTACACGACCTACAGACGATACTATAAAAGTTTTTTCTAAAAAGCGCGGCGGGTCTGTACCTTTATTTAATAGCTCAACAAGCGGCAACGATGAACTGTCTTATTCTTTTGAACAAGGTTGGACTGCCGCTTATGGTATAGCTACAGGTGGCGGTTATAGGTTGCCCACAGAGGGGTCAAATGGCATAAGTATTACTGGAACATCTAATGTTACCGATGTTAATACTCAAGCAGCTTACGGTTTGACTTTCCCATTAAGTGGGTCGGCTGGTGCAAGTTATCGTTGTGGTTCTTATATACCTGAACGTATTTTCTTATTTAACTCTAGCTTTTGGGGAACAAGCGGTGTTTGGACTGGATATCTCGCAACACCTGCCGCTATTACAAATTTAAGAATAGGTGTAGCCCTAACCACTGAAACGGGTATAACAGATGCTGCCGATAATGATGTATCACCTAATACTGGTCTGTATATAAATTTTAGCTCGGCGCGTGGCGATACTAACTGGAGATATTGGGCGCGAAATACAGCCACGCCAACTGTTTTGACCAGCACATTGCCTGTTTTAGCAAATAAATTATATCGTTTTACAATTCGATTAACACGTGATGCCAATACACATATTTTAAGAGTTGATAACATGAACGATAATACAACAAGTGGTGATTTAGTAATAACCTTAGCTTTACCAAATGCAAGTAACGGTTTGCGTCCGATTATGTACTCAAAAGATTTAGCGGCAACAGCTAGAATAAATATGTATTGTGGTAAACAAATTTTAAGATGCGCGGGGGTCAATAATCCATGATAGAAGTTAGTCACTTTTTAATTAGCCAAGAGGCAGGTTATCAGGTAATATTTGCTAATAAAGATACTGGCAAAACGCTTTATTTAGTTTGCCCTATTAACCAAAATTTAGATATTTTTAAAGCCGAAAAATTGCCTATAGCGATAGTGGAAACAGCGTAATGCGTAAAGAAAAGATAATCCAGATTGATTTATTGGGCGTGCTGGCCTTGCTTGTGACATTATCAGGCGTTGGCGGTTATCAGATTTATCAAAATAACTTCACAAACACTAGCTTAGCTATATTGGTAACTCAACAAGCCTCGACAAACGAAAAGCTAGCTGATATAAGCGAAAGTGTAAAAGAGCTAAACGATGGCTATGCTGGTTTAAAGCAGGATAATACAGCCATACGTGGTGACGTGAAAAACCTTGACCGCCGTGTAACTAACTTGGAGAATCGCTATGGCAATTAAGCCGACTAAACCAAAGCCAATGCCTAAACCCCCTAAGCCAAAGCCTAAGCCTGCCCCTAATGGTGGGCGGAGAATAGCTTAATGAGCTACCAGCATTTATTAGCTGAAAAACTTCCCAAGGTGCTACACGCTGCCTTTTTACACATTGGCCTCAAAGAGGGCGCAGGCATTGCCAACAACCCTACAATCATGGGCTGGGCTAAGGATATAGGCGGCTGGATAGTCAATGCTTATAATGCCGATAGTGTGCCTTGGTGTGGCTTATTTATGGCGCATTGCACAAGTCAAGCTGGTTATACCCATAAAGGTAATGTTTTAAGCGCACGCCATTGGGCAACATGGGGCGTTAAGCAAGATGTAGCTATGCTGGGCGATGTGTTGGTGTTTAGCCGTAAAGGCGGCGGCCATGTGGGTTTGTATGTTGGTGAAGATGCCGACTGCTACCATGTGCTGGGCGGAAACCAAGGCGATGCCGTAAGTATTGTTAAGATATTGAAAAGTCGTTGTATTGGCATTAGGCGCTCACCTTGGAAGATTAAGCAGCCAAGTAACGTGCGCCGTGTATTCCTTGACAGCAACACAAAAATAAGCGATAATGAGGCATAGACTGGAGGTCTGTTATGATTAAATCTTTATTAGCAAAAGCCGCCGCACGTTTAAAAGAGCCAAGCACACACGCTGCTATTACTGGCCTTGCTGCTGCTGCTGGTTTGACTATTGACGCTGGCATGATTCAATACGGCTTAATGGCCTTAACTGGCTTATGCGGTATTTTAGCGATTGTTTTACCTGAGGGTAAATAAATGCAAAAGACACTACTATTTTTAGGGGTGTGTTTGTTTTTAGCGTTGGTTTGTAATGTATAAACTTGGGGCGGTGATTATTTTTATAGTTGCCGCTTTTTTTTATGGCCGCGCGGTTGGTATTGACAAGGCAACGGTCAAGTGCCAAGCTAAAGAGATAAAACAGGCGGTTGAGGTAAACAATGTCCAAGCTGATGTTATCAATAAGCGGCCTCTTAATAGCAACAGCCTTATTGACCGGTTGCGCGCAAGAGCCAAAGCCAAGCGTGAGAATTGATTATAGCCCTGAATTTTTAGAGTGCGTGGCATTAGATATAGAGCAGTCGAAATACAGCCCTTGCACGATTAATGCTTTGAGTGACTGGGAAGTTGTGGTAGTAAAATGATAGATAATTTCGCCATAACAATGCGCCGCCTTGGAATTATAACCGAACGTAAAGACGCTAACGGCTATGTTTATGAACATTTGCACATATCAAAACTTGCCGAACATCCTATAGGAATGGCAAGATTGCGAAAAATAGTTGATGATGTCAAAGCATTTAAGGAGGCAGTTAAGTGAGCGACCTTATTAACAAGCCAAAGCATTATATTGACGGCCGCAAGATTGAGCCGATAGACGTTATTGAAGATTGGGAATTAGGATTCCATTTAGGCAATGCACTAAAATATATTAGCCGTGCTGGCCGTAAAGACGATGTAAAACAGGATATAAATAAAGCCATTTGGTATTTGCAAAGGTTTATAAAATGATTATTGACCTAAGCTATGAAAGCCCTGATGGCACAATAAACGAGCTATGCTGGCAATTTAAAGACAGCTATTTAACACATCATTATCATATTTTATGGGTTGAAAAATGAACACTTTAATCGTAATAACCCTAGCACTATCTAACTGGTTTATTCGTGGCGGTGGTTATGAGCAACTGTTTCCAAAAACGAAATACTTCCCATCCAAGATAATTCACCCCCTGCTATTCGGCTTATGTGCTTACCTAACACTGCCTGATTGGCGTTATGGCGTGGCTATGGCTATTGCTCACAGAATTGGCCAAGCCCCTGCTATATTTGACCCTGTTGGTGACGCACACTTAGGTTCTAAAGAATACCTTAAATGGGCTATTGTGGTGTGGCTGCGTGGCCTTGTTTGGGTTGCGCCGATAGTTGCTGTCTTGTTATGGTTCGATGGCCTACACGCCTTTTATTTTGCCTTACCAGCTTTAGCCATGCCATTGTGTTATATTGGTGTTTGGAAGCCGTTTGGCAATAGCTGGATTAACGCATGGACTGTTGGTGAAGCCGCATTTGGTGCTTGCATTGGTCTAGCTTTGGTGTTAAATTAAAGTTCTCAGGCAGCTTGAGTCTTTATTGACCCTAGATGTTAATTAAGGGCAGTTTGGATTGGGCTTTACTCGGTCGCTGCCCTTTTTTTATTGTGGCGTTATCGTTTTAATCAATCCCGCCAATGGCCTAGAATCGACTTTAATACTCTGCGATACCACCTCACGGCTAGAATTAACCCAAGCATTAAAACAGCGTCGTTCACGCTCTCGCTCGCAGCACATATCCGTTGGAAACCTTGGGTGTAGCAGGTCGTTTATCTTGTCTATTGCATATTTCAAAGCCATTCTCCATATAATCTATATAAGCGGTTTTCATTAATTCTGGGGCAATATCCCACGCAAAAGTGTGGAAATCGTCTATGGCTTTTTTGTAATGCGGATTATTTAAAAAATCGTAAAGATTGGTAATTAAATCGGTATGACCTAAGCGCTCAAGTCTATGATAGCGCACATGATGATCATGGCATATTCCCACAACCTTAAGCGTTTCAACCATAATATTAGCAGGCGGGGCGTTAAAATGCACTAGATTGCTTAACGTATCGCATTTAGTCGCGCGGTCAAGGTGATGGTATTCAATAGGGGTGTTTGTTGGCTGCATATAAGAGCAGCAGGGGCAAGTGCTATGGTGCTTTAATTCTCTATACCAAGCCTTAACGTCCATCACGCCCCCTTAAGTTGGTGAGCAAAGCATAGGAGTGTTAACCAGCGCCTCGCCTGCTTTGCCCAAATTTAATATAACTATTTTTATTTATCCGTCAAGGCGGTTATTTTAAATTGTTTAACACCATTCTTGACAATAGTTTTTGTTTGAAACCTTTCGCCGTATCTAATAGAAACCTTTTTAATATAATTAGCTTGTGACCATTTTTCTGTATAATATGGCTCACCGCTTTTAATACTATTAATAATAGGCTCATATGAGCTTGGTTTATGCCCTGTAAAGCTAGAAAAAAATAAAGCTTTATCTTTGGCTTCTTCAAAGCTAATGCCAATCAAATGTTTAGTTTCCATGTTCTTTTTTATGGTCATTCTATAGCTAGTTGGCGTGACCTGTAAAAAATAAGCCACTTCCCAGCCGTTGGGTAAGTCAATCATAACTTATCCTTTTTAATAGCTTTGCTCATAAAAATATTCTTAAATTCAATGATGTAATCCTTTTGAATTGGCGCATAGTATACGCCATTATAAAAACACGCCACATCACTTGGCAATGGCGCTTCATCAAAGCACTTTATAGCTTTTTCAATTCTATACCTGTCAATGGCTCTTAACTCGTCTTCGGTCATTCCGTCACCTCTGGTTTTGGTAGTGCGCTGATGTCGTAAAAGTGTGTTGGGTTAAGTCCTATATCATGAAGTGGTTTTGGAACGATTATTGCTTCATACTTTGGCGCACAAGCCAATGCTGCTACTGGACTATAAGTCAAAACCCACTGACCAATAGCTGCCTCACTAATCGGCTTAGGCTGCAACGCTATGGCTAGTTCTAGGGCGTGGCGTATGGTTTTGTAAGTCAATAAATCTAATGGGCTGGAGATAAAAACTGATAAATGCTCAGGAAAGAAACTTTCACGCTCTTCTAAATCATCAAGTGCCTTTTTATAATCATGTGTCATTCGCTTACTCCGTATTTTTGTTTGAGTTTATTTTGGATAACTTCAAAAACACTATCTGTGCTTTCTTGAACAATTTTTGTAATAGCACCACCTTTAGGATATACCCACTCTGAATGTATATGTCCCAACAACTCCAGCACTTCGCTAAGCGGCACTACTGGCTCAACTGGTGGTGGCGGCGCATAACCAAACTCCCAACCACATGGCTTATTAGTGCCTAAGCTGTTTGCATCTTGCCAATCAAAAACATAGTGCAAGCGGCAATCTATATCGGCACATTTTATGGCCTCAAACTTTTCAGGGCTACAATTTACTTTATCCAAAGCATCGGCAGCGGTAAATTTTTGCGCCCCTTGCACATAAGCTGTATAGCCACCCTCTTTGCCCCAAAATGTAGGGGCATTGCCTAAAAACCTTTGCTCTTTATTGCGTAGGTAATATAAATTATCACTCATTCGCTTTTCTCCTGTGCTGCGTTTATCAATTTATCGTAAAGGATTGGTGCATTTTTATAGGCTTTCTCAACAAATGGACTGCCATCACGCCAAGGGCCACAAGCAAAAGTCACAATAGCCTCTGTCATAGTTTCGTTAAGCTCTTTAGGCACAACAACATGAGTATCAGGGTTATAAGTCGCCCCTGCGTTCCATGCCTCGGCTGCTGCTTCTGGGGTTGGGTAGTCATTCCATGTTCTAAAATCATTACTACCAGCAACAAATCTTTCGCCATTGCCGTATAGTCCATTACTTCCAGCTATTTTAGAAACATAAGCAATATTACCCTTATGGTCTGGCACTAGTTTAATTGTCATTTGTGTTATCTCCCCTTTTATTTAGAATTACGATGTTAATGTCGCCAATCGCAAGTAATAAAAACCCCTTGTAATCGCCATGAAACTTTGTAGCGTGGTTTGTTAGTGTGAATAGGTGTGGAAATCGCTTAGCTATTAGAAAACTACCTGTCTTCATCGCATCGCCTAACAGGCTTAATAAAATAATAGACGCTATAACAGAAAACACGATAAACGCTATTGATAGCACGCCAAATCCCGTCCAGTATATTAGCCAATCAGTTACTGTTTGTGTCATTACCCACCACCTTTTCTGCGTTTGCTATGGCTTTCTCTGCGGTTTTTATTGATGTATGAGGGTAGCCACCGCCTTTTGCTGCATCTTTCAAATCTTTAATGGCAGCCAACAACCCTGCATGGCTTTGCTTAACCCGCTCTAGCTCGGCCTTTGTTGTCTCGTGTATGTCGGTGAGGGTGTAGCTGGTTTCAATAATTTCATTTATGCCGAGTATGTCTTCTTCAAAATTCCAATATCTACCCGTCAAGTTTTCAAAGTCGCTTTCTTCATTAACTGCGTAAATAACATCAGGCATAGTGTGTTTATCGGTCATTTGGTTTGCTCCATTTCTGTGTGAATACTTATGGCTACAATGCTTTTTTTCATGCCTTTATAGATACCAACCCCCATAAAATACCCGCCACAAAATGTTAATGTAATAAATACAGCGCCTAAAATAATTCCGTTTAATATTGATTTAATCATTTGTTTTGCTCCTGTTCATATTTTATGTTTGCGATTTGTAAATAACAATAAGTAACTATTAGGGTTACTATAATTATAAACGCTGTTGCCATTACTTTCATAAAATCATTTGGTAAATTTATGTTCCATATACCTAGTATGACGGCAGAAACTCCACCAAGTAGCCAAGAGGCAATCAAAATCTTTAATAATATACCAAGATATTTTATAGTTTTTATCATCACCCATTCTCCCTTTCGTTTTTATGGCGCATAAACTCATCGGTGTATTCAAAGGCTAATTTCAGGTAAAACCACTTATGTTTTAGAGCGTGAGTCCCTGCCCCTGCCAACAACCCCTGCAAAGCAGCCATAGCCACTTGGTCGTGTAGGGTTGGTGTGGTTATCTCAGTTTTGCTACCGACATCAATGTTGCTAACAAATCCCCGCTGATTAAAAGGGTCTGCGCCAAGGCATTTAATAATCTCGTGTTCTTGGTGTGAGGCGTAAACACAACGGCCATAAGTGTTATAAAAAACATGATTATTGCCCATTAAATTCTCATCAATCTTAACTATAGCCCCCGCCTTTGTCTGATACCACAGGCCAACTTGGACTGGCTCGGTTAGTTTATTTTCTTGGGTCATAGGCTAGCCTTTCACAAATTCCATAGTAGTATGAGCTAGCTGGCCCTCAACTAATTCAGCACTACAAGGTGTTACAATTACTGTCATATATGGATGACCATTATCATTGAGCCATTGAATTAGTGGGTTTGTTACTTCTATGAACGAGTTTCTCTTTACAGAGCAATCACAATTACCGTTTGGATACGCTGGCTCGTTGTGTAAAGAGCAGTCGCTGTCGTGCTGTTTATTCATCATCAATCTCCTTTAGTTCTGCAATTAAATTATCTAACATGTTGTTCAGTTTAGCCATATGGTTATGAGTAATAATATGAAACGACATACTATCATCGTGCCTCCAGTCTGTTTCAACAAGTATGGCTCTTTCTTCTATAAATTTCTTTATTTCTTCAGCATTTTCTAGTAATTCAATCATAATCTAATCCTCTCTCGGTGGTTGTGGTAATGGTTGCCAATGTGTTATAAAGTCATGGCCAACATATTTTGTGCCGCACATAAATTGTTTTTCAATATCGTTATAAAAAACAACGTCCTGCCAAGTATCACCTGTTTTTGGACTTTTAATAAAAACTAATATTGCGTGACCATCTTTAGGAGCAGTTTCAATCGGCTGCCAACCTTGGCTAACAACCAACTCACCCTTGGCAATCTTTTCGGCTTGCTCTAGGGCTGCTATAATAATCAAGTCATTGCCTTCTACAAAATCAGCAATGCTTATTGCTCCGACTTCCATATTCTCCCAATCTGTTTTAGCTGCCTGTATTTCCTCAAGTGTTAGGTGTGTCATAGGCCGTCCCCCTCTTTGCCTGTTAGGATTGCTTTTAGTGTCATAAAGCCGTTTCTTGCACTAAATCTTTCACATTGGCTTTCACGATAAACTTCTACGTTGCCACACTTGCTTTCATAAACCCACACCTTGTATTCTTTTGGCGGTGTGTAGGGGGTGGCATAATCTGATTCGTGCCATTCATCAATATTAAGACAATCACCAGTATTATCATCAAATTCAAAAAAGACGTTATTATCTGTAACGGCGACTACTTTCATTAAATCTTTTTCATCGCCATACCTAGCCCACAAACTGCCTACTTCAATATCTGTCATTTCATTCCCCCATGCGTTTTAGTCATAACCCAATCCCCATATCTATTGCAAAATTATCTGCCCATGTGTCACGGTCTGGGCTTTCCTTTTCTAATTCTATCGCCTCGGCCATAGCTAAAACTTTACGGCGCAAATCCCAATATGGGCTTGGCTTAACTGTTATTAAGTGCGCCACGCTTGTGCAGGTTATTGTAATTGGTTTAATCATTTTAAGCTCCATATCTACGATAGTTAATTAAAAAATCTTGTTTTGTATGTTCGGTTAAGCTGCCGTTTTTGCTTTTTGTCACAATAATATCGCCCTTAACTTCAACAACTCTACATTGCAAGCGTGTGTCATATTCCCACGCAAAATTTTGACCTACTTCAATTTCCATTTTGATTCTCCATTTTAGCAAAGTATTTTTTATGCTGGCCTTTGTCTTTATTGCATATATTGCAAGTATTATCTTTTAAAGTGTTTGTATAATGCACATCACCATCTTCAAAAAAAGAACAATTTTTACAGATACCAAAAACATTTTGATTTTCAACTTTAACTAAAATAAATTCTAAATTATTTTTCACAGGCTTAATTATTTTCATTTCTTGCATCCCAAATTCTATCAGTTATAAAGTCAAATGTTTCAGGGCAACTGCACTCAACGGTTGCAATGTGCGCCATTTCAGGTATTGCGTGCCACCATACGGTCACTTGCTTGCCTAAAATTGTTAATGCTCGGCTGTAATAGCTAACGGCATGGCCTAAGCGGTTATAACGTGTGCCAAAGCCTTTTAATGATTTAGGGTATAGCTTATCAAAGTTTTCAATAGTAATCATAGCGCACCACCTTGCAATAAAGTTAAGTAAGCAATAGCGCATAGCACAAGCATATAAGCTGTCATGGCGGTTAGTAGTTTAGTTAGTGTCATCGGGCTTCCAATCCTTTGTTGTTGTCTATGAATTAAATATAGGGTTAAATTCACCCAATGTCAATAAAAAAGAATATATATAAATCAATAGGTTATTGTTTTTATTTTACACAACCAACTCTACAAATACAAAATTGCCAATTTTCTGCCATGACAGATTATGCCCCATGCGCCGATAACGCTTTACTTGGTTTCTTAAATTCTCATAATCATATTTAGATAAATTATATTTGCGTGGCGTGCCAGCTATAATTTTTTTAATGCCATACTTATCGGTATATTTTTCAATCATTATCCTTGCCCCTTTTGTAATAACTCAAGCCCCGCCTTAACATACCAAGCAACATCATTACGGCCATTCTCCATAGCTGATATTGCCCCACGTTCAATTTTATGGCGCATCTTAAATACCTCTTTATTAATAAAATCGGCCAGTTGTTTTTGGCTTAATCCTAATGCTTGCCTTAACGCTATTGCCTCTTGCCCTGTCATGGGTTTTTCTCTTGACGCAATAGGTGCATTGCATGGCTTGCAATATAGCACCATTACATCGCTATCGTCATTTTCTTTTAAATCTGTGCTGCCGCAATCACATTTTTTCATTCCGTAACCTCCATAAAAATTAGCAGACTTTAGACGGTCTGCCAGCGTCCGTTTTATTATATTGGCATTTCTTCTTCTACAAAATCAGCTTCAATCACTTGCGCTTCTTCAATAGGTATTGCCTTTACGACTTGCGCCGCTTTAGTTTCTTTTGGCACATCAGCAACCGCTTGAGTTTCAGAATTATAAATCACATCATCTTGCGCCATGTCAAACTCTTCCTCTTCAGCTTGAATAGCACGCTCAAGCTGTGTGGTTTTCGGCGCATATTTCAAGATATTACGGATTGCAGCTTTTTTCCAAAACTCTTCCCAATCTAAACCAAGCTTAGGGCTATAGTTTTTGGCTTGCTTAGAGCGTTGAGCAATGCGGTCGATACGTTCTTTTGTAAGCATAACAGGCTCTAAATAATCCCCTGTCTTGAGCTTCACATATGCCCACACGCCAATCGGCTCGCCGCGGTCGCTGCTAAACCAACCTTTATCGCCGCCAGCTTCATGTAAGGGCAAGCTATCTTGACCAACACGATAAATAAACGTGTCGCGTTCAAAAACTACAAACGCCCCTAGAGATTCAATCTCACCACTTTGGCGCGCTAATTTAACTAAACCCTGCACCATTGGCTGGTATTGCACTTTATTGCCGTAAATGACCAATGCGGCCTCACGGTTATCAGGCATCAGGCCATCTGTTGCAGAGGCTTTAATAGCCAAGTAAAGGCTTGCGCGGTCGGCTTGTGCTAGGCGTTCTTTATCAGCGTGGTTTTGAACGGCTGTTTTTGCAGTCGCTAAAAAACGCTTAGGATTTACCCCTGTGCCTTGTAGCGATTCATTAAAGCTACCTTCCATTTTATCTAGGGCTTGGCAAATTTGCCCAATCGGTGTTAATGCGTTACTCATTATTTTGTCTCCTTAATTGTTAGTCTTTTATAGGCTTTACGTGGATTTATGTAAGTGTCCACCATAGCACTTGTTACAAGCGTTCCATTGCTTGCCTGTATATCTGAAACTGTCACTTTGTGGTGGTCAGTCCAAACATATCTTGCGTCACAAATTAAATGCATCAATTCGGCATATGCCTTGTCTGCGTTATCGGCTGATTGTTTTTCTAGTGCTTTTTCTTCCGTGTAAATTGCAGCAAGCTCGGTTATTTTTGCATTTTTAGTAGCGTCCAGCGTGATGTCTGGATTTGCGCTAGGGCATAGCCGTGCTAAAATTGATTTATCACGTGCATAATCGGGGGCAGGTTCACCACCATTCCAAAATTCTAACACAGCCTCACGCATTACTTTGCCCATATCAGCGTCACGCTCACGGCGTATATATTCAATCTGCCTTGTGTCGGCTAAAAATACAGCGTGTATAATAAATTCGGCTTCAGGCATTAGCTCAAGCTGGACTTGCATTTGTATTTCGTAGTGAATAGGGGCTTCATTATCGTTGTATTTTTTCTTATATTCTGAATAGCTACTTGACTTCAATTCCAACAATCCTTTGCACCCGTCAATCGTTATAAAGCGGTCAAAGCTAGATCCAATGCGGCCAGCATCATCAAAAGCATAAACATTGCAATCTTCAATCTTCCAGTCTGGTTTTTCAAATTCAATCATTTTTACAATGGCTGGCTCTACAATTTTACCAAACCTTATAAATAAATTATCTGATAAATCCACACCGTCAATATTACCATGCTTAATGTGCCATAGCTCATATGCTGTCATATAAGGTGATTCGCCGTAAAGTGCTGCCACCTCGGTGCTGTTAATATATCCCTTTCGCTTTTCAAGCCAAGAGGCCTCGTCTTTAATTTCGATATATTCAATCATGGCGTTGCGTCCATTCTTTTAGTGTTGCGGTTACTTAGCTATATTATAGCCCTTTGCGCCACGTGTCAAGCTCTTTTTTTAAATTATTTGCATCATCTATAACAACGCCAAACCCGCCAGCCTTGCGCACTTGCTCAATAAAATTAACCTGTTCAATCGTTGGTTTTCCGCCCACACGCTTAACTTCAATCGCCGCAAATCTACCTGTAAGTTTGCACCAGCCAATAAGGTCGCTAGAGCCTTTGCAAAGGCCAAAGCGGTGCATAAATCCATCGCCACCTTTAACCATGCCTGTGTGGTTCCTAAATACCACCAAATCACACTTGCTGGCCTCTAGCATCATCTGCTTTAATATCGCCGCCTCGCTTATTTTACCACCACGCATATTGCCCCCTCACGCTTTACCATTTTTACAGTTTCGGCATTATAACCATTATCTACAATATAAGCCTTGGCTAATTCAACAGCATCGTCGCAATCGCCATAAGCAAACAATACCGTTCCACTTGCGTACGTCATTATTTCCTACCTTTCATCATGCGCCCAGCCATAACCTTGCTTGCCCAAAACGCTGGGTTTTTATACCCTTTTTTTGTGGCCATAGCGATTAAACTTTCTAAACTATCAGCCTTGCCTTGCTCTTGCCTTTCACGTTTGCGCAACGCTTCCAAATCGGCCTTGCTAACCTCTTCAAGTGTGCCGTCAATCTCGTCAATTTCCCTAGATTTAATCTCATAGACATTACCACATTCTGGGCAAATCGGTGCTGGCTTATGGATGTGAAAGCACATATTACATTGCCTTGTAGGTTCAGCGCGCTCGCTTTGCTTTTTAGTTTGGCTTCTATCTTCAAGCGTCCATTCTCTCTCATCACACGGCAAGCCATGCCTTTGCCAATTATTTACCCTATCAAAAATTAAAGCTGGGTAATCTTTATATCTAAGCATACGCCCCCAATACTGCATTTGCCCTGCAAGAGATAAACTCGGCTTTGTATCGTCACCACTTTCTACACAAACGTCCATGCCTACACTCTGTGAGAGGTCAAAGCCAAAATTCAACAAATCGCAAAACGTCAATACTAATATTTCACGCCTTGCATAAGCTCTTAAAATTCGCCGCATATCATCATCGCTCGTTTCGCCGTCCACGTGCATAGCTGGCACTCCAGCATCTCTAAACGATTGCGCCATTGCTTGGCTTCTCTTAATCGAAACGCACCGCACCACGTGCAATCTGCCCATTGCCTTATCTCGATAATCCTTTACAGCATCGCCAATAATCACGCCCTCGTTGGCCTCTATAATTCCGTCAATATCTTTAGAATTATATTCACCCGCCGTAACCCTAGCCTTGCTAAAATCTACATAGGTTTTACCCATAAAATAGCGGTAATCGCTCAAACGCTTATTATCAATCAGCCAGCGCATCGGCTTGCCCAACACAATATCATCAAACCAACACCCTAAGCCTTTACCGCTTGTCTTCCAAGGTGTGGCACTTAAACCAATAACCCAACTGCCACGCCGTTTATATTCATTTATCACAGCGTCTAAGCTATCAGCCCCATAATGGCACTCGTCTACGATTAAAATTTTAGCATCGGGCAATTTATCAATTCGCCGTGCCATAGTATCAACCATGCCAATATGCAGCTTTGCAAATGGATTAAACGATTTACCCGCCGATATAAAGCTATGCGTCAATCCTAAATCCGTGAAAGTTTCGCTTGACTGGTCACGTAGCTGCCGCCTTGGCACGGTAAAAATCACCGAATTACCTTTTTTATTAGCCTCGTTAATTAACCAAGTCGCCATGCGTGTTTTTCCTGACCCTGTAGCCGACTGCAAAAGCACCGATTTACTGCGTGTCATAACGGCTCTTAATTCGTTTAACACTTCCATCTGGTCATCGTATAGGGAAATATCAACCATTCTTTTTAGCCCACCCATATTCACGCTCGCCGTTCTCAACACGCTTGCGCGCGCGTTCAAATCCTAAGCCCACCATGACCTTGCCAATTTCCGTTAAGTCTTTTTGGGTGCGCCGTGATTTATCAATAAACAATTCGCTCCATATATCGTTATTGCTTACAAAATCTTTACCAGCGCATAGCTTCTCAATATCTTCAAGCCAAGGGCTGTAAATCTCACGGCTTTTTTGTATAAGCCGCAATTTAGCGGTTAATTCCTCACCAAACCATAATGGGTAGCCCTCACGGTATTTATGAACAGCTTCCGCCCATATTTGCTCACGGTCGGCTTTAATCCCCGCAATGTCAATTTTCTTACCCGCGCGCACAGGCAAAAACCGTCTATTGCCCGTTGGGTCATCTAAGTAACCCTGCACAGGGTTAATCGTTCCAGCCATAACAAACTGCCTAGGGAATCGGCTCGCCTCGTTTTTATATTTTTGCACAAGCCTGTCTTCTTGAATTGTAATCTGCTGTTTTAAATTATCCACATCGGCTTTACGCATACCCGCCATTTCTGCCAATTCAATTATCAACACGCCCTGTAATTTAGGAATAGTTTTATCGCTGCCCAAGTCGCTAACCTTTATGGTGTCGTCAAAATATGACTTCCCCCTTATCGTGGCCAGCTCTCTAAGCAAGGTCGATTTACCAGCCCCTTGGTCACCCTCAAGAATTAAAACGTGGTCAAATTTCGTGCCTGGCTCAAACACCCTAGCAACCGCCGCCACCATCCATTTCGTGCCAACCTCACACACATATTCAAAATCATCAGCTTCAGCGCCCGCATAATACGGCAACCATTTTTCTAAGCGTGGCTTACCGTCCCACACCAAACTGCTAAAATACTCCCTTGCAGGGTTGCGCCGCTTTTTATTTATCACGGCCTCCAGCACCTTTTTAATTTCGCCCATTTTTAAAGTTATGCCCTGCTTTTCAAGGCTAATCGCCAGCCAAGTTATATCCTCGTCATTTATCGGCCTTGGTCTAAATTTATCGGGGTTTTCCCAATCAGGGCAGTTTAGCAGTATTTTTTCATGGGCAAATTCGTCATAGCAAAACATATCTTTAAATTTAGGGCTATGCGCTAAAATCAACTGCACGTTGTTTAAGCTCTTGCTGGCCAGCTTGCCTTTATCATCAAAGTGTAGCTTATCACGCCATTCTGGGTCATTTTCAATCGCTGGCTGCTCATGGCCGCTATACATATCAATCTGCGCCCTAGCCTCGTCATCATAGGCTTCAATCGGTGGTGCGCTCTCTAGCCATTCAATAGGCGGGGCATCGCTATTAACCGCAACGTCAAAATCATCAGAGTGATTTATTATAGCGACACCCCTTGCCACAGCATCGGCCATAGCATCTCTAACATAACCTAATCCATCGCTTTTAGCAATATCGTTCCAGTCCGTGCGCTTATCGGCATCATCATTAGGCACATCAGGGCAAGCAAAATATCCACCCACAGCACTTGCCGCTTCCATGCCTTTTATTACGCCCACGTTCCATAACTCACCGTCTGGCTTGTGCGTCCATTGGTCATTATCACCCGCAATAACTATCACGCTATTTGGATATTTTGCACGAATTGCCACCGCCACGTCTTTTAAATTACCCGCATTAAACGCCCAAATCGCTGCTTTACCTGTGGCTTGATTTACGCTATCGGCTGTCGCATAGCCCTCGCAAATATAAATTGTATCGGTCTGGTTGCCAACGCTGCCATATGCGCCCTGTATTTCACCACCCGTCAAGAATCGCTTCTCCCCGCTTTCGGCTATAAATTGCAACGTCACCAATTTACCAGCCTTATATGCTGGCACAACCAACGTGCCTTTATATATACGGCAACCCTTACCACTCACGCCCTTGCGCTCTAAATAACCGTGCTGTGTGGCCTTAACCGCCTTTACCCATAGATCGGAAGATCACACGTCTGAACTCCAGTCACACTTGAATCTCGTATGCCGTCTTCTGCTTGAAAAAAAAAATACGATCAACTGTGTGTCGTCAAAGTAGTCCATGATCCACTGAGCCAGACCAGCATT